GCCCATGTACCAGCACTTGTTGAGATCGAATAGATAGCATCGGCAAGCTCTCTGTCAAGTTCAGCAGAGATTTCGTATTCGATGATATTAATCAATTCAGCTTCAGCATCAAGACCATGAACGTTCTTCAAGTCCTGTGCCAATTCGATTGAGTATTGAGCTTTCAATTTTCGTGATTGAGCTTCAACAGGGAAACGCTCAATGCTCATACCCATTGTTTTCATGTCGTTGATGTTCTTGTATTCAGCATCGGCTGTGTCTTGATAAGCTGCATACTGTGAACCAAAGATCAAGTTGAAACCAGCTTCGTTGTTATGGAAACCAACAATTTGACATCCAGAACCTACAATAGCATCGGCTCCACCGGCAGAGATTTTAGAAGTGTTAGTAGTAAGAGCTTGAAGAGCAGTATTCAGACCAACAGAATCATACCCACCAGTTTGACTACCAGTTAAATTGATAAGAACTTTTGTTACACCGTAAAGAGTTTCGGCATAAACAACGTCACCCCAAACAACAGGAGTGCTACCGTCTGCTTTAATAACGAAGTTACCAGTACCAACAGCAGTAGCAAGAGTACCAGTTACAACAATAGCAGCACCAGAGAAAGATTGTTTATTTTTCTGCATACGGTTTCCGCCATCAACACCATAAGTACTGTAAGGGTTTACACCACTTGAAGGATATGTAGGGGAGTTAGTCAGACTGTTCTTTCCACCAGCACCTTGATAATTGAAACGAAGGGCATATGCATAACCAGTAGGACCACTAAGAGGTTGCACACCTACGATTTCATTAGCAAGAAGATTCGGGAAAATACGTCTTACGGCAGGAACCAGGATTGGAGTATACTGAGCAATGTCAGCAACTGTAGTTTGCGCTTCTGTGAATTTCTCCTGATTCTCAAGCAACTGAGCCATAGCTTCGACATTCTTAACTTTCTTAGCTTTCAGAAGAGCCTCTTCCGAATTCATCAGGTATGACCATTTTTCCACCAATAATTTTGTTTCGGCATTTTCAAGCATTGTATGTTCTCCTTTGATATTTAAATTACACTAGTACTTTATTTTTATTTATAAAACTGTTACAGATTTTTGAGATATTCTGTCTTTTGTGTCTTTTCTTCTGGTGCTTTTGTTTCAGGAACTTCTTCAATTTCTTCCTTGATAACTATCTTCTCAGGCTTTTCTTCAACTTTTTTAGTAACAGCTTCAGTAAGAAGAGTTCCAGATAGAGCACCAAGTTTCTTTTCAAACAGTTCATCGAATGGAAGTTTAGCAGCAAACTCTACAAGCTTTGCTTTTTGAAGTTCAGTCTTCAGACCAATACATGCTTCAGCTACAATAGCTGCTTTCTCTCTAAGCTTAACTTCTTTCTTAGATTCAATCAGTCTAGAAGTAAGAGTATTGATTTCAGCTTTTGCTTCAGACAATTCTTTCTCGTTATCAATTTTCTTTTCATCCAACTGAAGGTTGAAGTCATTTACAATTGAACTGAAAGTCTTAAGGATACGTTCAGCAGTTTTAATCTTTACTGATTCTGTAATAACCTGAGTGTTGTTAGTTGTGAATTCTTCACAGAAATGAGTAATATAAGAATCTATCTTATTTACCATATCTTCTTTGAACTTCGTAATATCAGCAGTATTCTTTTCAACCAGTTCAACTTCTTTTGCTTTGATAGCTTCAGTTACCTGTGATTCAAATAGAACCGCCATCTGCAATTTGATGTCTTCTGTAAGAATATCATTGTTGATAGTTTCAAACAATTTATCGATTTCAGCCATTGTGTTTATCTCCTTTTGAGTTCTTAATATTATTTATAAATTAGTAACAAAATTCAATGATTTATTTCTTTTTTATGTTAGTCAACACATCAGTAAAGATTTTCAAAAATGCAGCTTGACGATCTTCAACAGAGAATTGATGTTCGATAATAACCTTGTTTACTTCAGCAACAGTCTCTTTGATTTCTTTTTCTGTAAGAAGACCATCTTCTAAAACCCATTCTAGACGGTTTTCACAGATAGCATCTAGAACAGCAGAAGGAGCAGAAGGATCATGAACCAAGTCATTACACTTCCAACGCCAATCGTTTTGTACAATAGATTCTCTAAGAGTACCAAGTCCTCTAGTAGATGTACAAATCTTAACACCAACATCCATTAGACTCTTAGTAATCTTTCCCATTGGTGTATCAAGAACTAATGATCTACCAAATGCTATGTTGCTTTCCATTCTCAATTCTTTAGTCAGGTGGGAAACTCTTTCATAGTTGATATCAATAGAGTTAGGGTGAGATAATTCTCCTAGCATTCTGTTGTTAGGAATTTCTTTTTCATTCAACCGTTTTACTTCTTTAGCAACAACAGGTACGGGATATGTTCTACCATTACCATTGACGATTCCACCTTCAGCATGTGGACCGTTTAACCAATAGTTTTTAACTTGCTTATCCATGATGGTTTCAACAATGATTTTGTTTTCCATTGACTGAAAATCCATCTGTTCAATAATAAGTATAGCATTTGACATTATATATTCTCCTACATTACTTTTATTTTATTTATACTTTTATGAACAAATTCTTCTCTTTTTCCTTGATAGCTTTTTCTATAATCCCTTTGAGCTTGAGCGAAGCAGCTTTCTCAATATTGTTATAGAAATCTTTTGGTTGATCGTCAAGTGCATTTACTATAGCTTTTTGTATCAGTTCTTTTGGCATTGTGTTTCTCCTTTTAAATTATTTCTATTACTCTTTGAACATTTTTTCCAGTATCATCTAGAAATTGCCAACCAAAACGATAAACTATTTTATGATCTGTTTCTATTCCTTGAGAAAATGTGTGAGTATGTTTTCTAAAAAATATTAATCTTAGTTTTTGGTTTTCAAGTGGTTCTTCATATAGAGAAAATCTAACTCCATTTATCATAAAAGAACCATATCTTAATTCTACATAAAACTGATGATCATTGCCATGTAATGTGAATGATCGTACTTCGTCTATATTAATGTCATAAAAACAAGATTTTTCAGGATTGGTTATTGATATATCTTCTGCATTCTGTTTATATTCTGTTCCATCGTTATATCTTACTGTGTACAAATATTTTAACATTAGTTAGTTCCTTTCAAATGTATGTTTGTTTTGAATGACAACTTGAGCATAAAGATACTAAGTTATCTAAATTATTAGCTTCTATATAGTTATTTATACTAAAAACTCTAAATGGTATTTTATGATGAACATCTGGATTTCTGCCTGTATCTTTTTTATGCTTAAAACATATCTGACAAGTATAATCATCTCTTGTCAATGCACTACGTCTTTGTATTAACCAATTCTCTCCATAATGGTTTTCATATCCACCTTTATAATTTTGAGAATTTTCACCTTTTAAATTTAAAGCTTTCCATAATCCATTGTGTTTTTGACAACAAAAGAAAATTGATCTCTTAGCAACTAAACCTTTCTGTCTAAAAATTTTAGTTCCACACCAAGCACATTCAACTTCAACTTGAGAATATTGTTTATTGTTAGCACCACATAAAGTTTTCTTGTATTCATTGTCACATTTACGAGAACAGAAATTATATGTAGATATATTATATTGTCCTATAAGAAACAATTTACCGCATTGATAACAGTTTATTTCTACTCGTTGATCATTGAAATGTTTACCTGTTTCTATATTTATAAAGTTAGTATTATTTTTAAGAGCATTGGCAATTTTAGTTTTATGTTCGTCAGTAAAACTTGTCAATCCTGATCCTTTATTTTCAGAAATACTTCTAATAGGAATTTCATATTCTTTTAATATTTTTCTAATAGTAGGTTGAGATACTTTAAAAATTTTAGCAACGTCTCTTGTATTTTTTCGTTGAGTTATATATAAATCAAAAAGTTCATTGTAAAATAAAAGATAAACATTGGATTGTTTATTTTTATAAGTATCTAGAATCATTGAATTGATTTTTGGTAGTCTCATTAATTAATTTTCATTATATTGTAAAGTTGTAACGATACTGGCACAATTTCCGGCAGCAGCAGCACCAGTTGTTTGTAACTGTGTAGCAAGATACTGAGTGTAACCAGCTACAGCTAATGTACTTGTAGGAGCACCATCAGAAGGATCAGTAGTACTAAACAATACAGCAAGACCAGAACCAATAGCAACACTTGGAGTAAAATTAGTTGTAAGTGCAGCATTTGCTGTTGTTGCTGGTGTTACGTATGTTGATGTTACTGTTCCAGCTAAAGTAAGTCCAGTTGCCAATGCGCCAGAAGTATTAGCAGACCATAAACCTGTTGAAATGTTAGTAAACGATCCAGTAAATTTTCCATACTGATACTTAGTAAAGCTGTTATTACCTGCTGTGATAGGAGCAGCAGTAAATAAAGTCCCACTATTAGCAGTACAATCATCTACATTCTTCCAGTTTACATCCGTTGGATAGTTAGTATCAGCACCGTATCCACTTCGTACAGTTCCATGTCCTGATACTCCTGCACCATTATCCTCACACCAATGAAAAGTTGCCGCCATAATTTTATTCCTCCTTGTGTTTTATATTATTTATATATTTTATTATGATATGAGGTTTTACGAACACATTTGGATTGTATTTTTCGTTTTCCCATAGATCGAATTGAATCTTTCTAAGATTTTTTCTATCTTTTAGTAGATTGATATTCTCTTTGTGTCCAAAGATTTTCGGGTCTGATACACCAAACAAAACTATTCCAGGTTTGCCTAGAGTCCAAGCAAGATGTTGAAGAAAACTATCAACAGATATCCACAGTTCACATTCATTTACTAACACAGATAGTTCTTTCATTGACAATCCTTTACGAAAGTCTGGAGTGTACTGAGTATCCCCTTCAAGTCCTATTTGAACTATATTCCATTCAACAGGAAACATAGAAATAAGTTGTTTCCAATATTTTGACGGATAGTTTTTAGCATTTTCTTTTCCATTCCTAAGTTTTTTAGCTTCACATTGAATTACTATTAGCATATTTTATCCTTTTATATGAACCACGTTTCTTGCCTAATCTACTATCAGACATTTTTTGTTTAGATTCTTCCGTATGATGTTTATCTTTCATAGGAGAAATTTTACCTTTTAAACTTTCAGAAATTTTCAACTTTGTTTCTTCTGTATGTGGAATTTTTTTCTTTCCAATTTGGCCTTTAGAAATATTTTCTTTATGTTCTTTAGTAAGATGTTTATTTTTCAGTGTTTTTGAAATTTTTCTTTTAGTTTCTTCTGAAATAATTTTTTCCTTTTGCACTTTCTGACATTTTTCTTTTTGATTCTTTTGAAGGTATATTTCCTTTAGCTTGTTGATTTCCTATCATAATTTCACTCATTGCTTTACTTTGTAATTCTCGAACCCACGCATATTTTCTACTTCCATATTGTTTACTATTAGACATTCTAAATACTGCATGAATTAGTTTATAATCATTATAATAATTTTTAGCTAATAGCTGATGAGCAATAAAATGTTCTCTAGCAGTAAGTTTAACTAGATTTTCTTTTTCGTTAGTTCCTCCCATACATTTAGGAACAATATGATGCTTTTCTTTATATCCTTCTGGAATATTTTGTTTACGATAATCAACTAAACTTTGGTAAATATATTGGTAGTTCATAGATACAATTTTCTAAAAGCATTTTCTAATGTATCTTTCCATGCATGATCCCAACAAAATTTATAAACATTATAATTATCCATGTTATTTCCAACAATTATCTTAGCTTGTGCAATAGAAATACAATTCTCACCTTCAAATAGTTCTGGATAACAACAAGCTATTGTTACTTTTCCATATTTTTCTTTGATATCTGGAAGAACTTTTGTGAATACAAGATGATCGCCTATACCATTGTCAAGAACAATCAATTTATCTGTTGAAAAAGAACCAGAAAGATACTCTTGAAAGATTTTTTCATCATGATCATACAATTCTTTCACACCATCTCTAATTCCACCTTGAGGATTTCTCAAATGCCAAGTAATACAAGGAGTAATCCAGATAGAATATCCTGCTTTCTTCAATCCGTAAGTGAATAATGTTTCTTCTCTATGAGCAACTTTGGAT